GGTCTTAACAATAGTATTTCCTTCTCCGCTAAGATTGTCAATATCTACCATGACATACATTGATTGAACACCTTCTAAGTTGGATTCGTTTTCTCTTGTTCCTGCTCTATCCCCAATATCAAAGGCGGGGAAAGAATCATACATGCTATCGGAATCCATTCTTTTAGTATATGATTTGCTAAGCGTATTCAAGCGAATTTTATTTGGTGATTTATCCCAAAAGCAAATAGGGTTCGGTTGCATAATTTTATATTTAGTATTAGCCACAAGCAATTCATCGGTCAATAATACACACGATGGATTACCGCTATTCTCTGAAATGTCATATTCGTGAGAAACAACATAAATAATTTTATTATCATTAACAGTCACTTCATGGTTGCTAGCCAGAGAAGTTCCAGAAACAACATCATTAGAATCATAATATTTACCTTCTTCTGCTGGAACTAAATAACAACCAGTTAAATCAATAAACTTAAGGAAAAGATTTTCACCTGTTAAGTCTAGGTTTAATTTCTTAAGAGTTGTTCCTTTAATTGACGAAACGCTATTATCTGCAACTGTTGAAGGGGCGATTAAGTGTGGTTTGAATCCAAGGTATGCTCCACCGCTAGTATTTGTTTTAGCAGAATAAAACTCTTTAGTGGTTGCGATATTATAAGTAGGATAAGTAAGAAATCGCCCCTCTTCGTCTTTATTGGGGCTAGCAAAACCATACCCTAAAGCGGCTTCATGCAAAAATGGTGAAGTTATTCCTTGAATAAGAGGTTCATCTTCTGTATTAAAGGTTTTAAGAGCAACAACTTTCAAACCACCTATACTATCTTCAACACTTGCTATTCCAGTTGCTACATCTAAACCTTGATAAAACTTTAGTAATTCGGAACCAGCATAGGTCTTCTGTGTAATTTTATTAGCCGACCAAGTGTATAAATCTCCATCGCTGTTTTTAGCCACAGTAAAATCAAAGAAAGGCTCAATAAAATTATTCGTTCCTATGGTGAACAATCTATTTAAGCCCTCAAAAGCAATAGGCAGCAAAAAGGTTTGTATTCCATGAGTTGTTCCTTTTTGTAAATTGTAGAAAGAAGAAGGCATGTCAGAATCAGCAACTGCATCTTCCCGATAATAAGTAGTCCAAGAGGTAGGGTTATCGTTATTGGTAATGACCCCTTTTAACATGTGAATATTAACTCCATTTCCAAGAGATTCAGCAACTCTAAACAGAAGGGTTTCTTCTTCTGCTCTCCCAATAATTCTGCTAGTTTCCGTTAAAACATCGGCATCTGCAAAATAAACATTATCTCCTACGGAGTATTTTCTTGAACCTGAATCCGTAGCATTATAGAAACCAATATTAATTTTGTCATTAGTCACGGTATCTGTTGCTAACCCAGTCACAAAACCAATAATTTGATTAGTATCAATATCTAAGATTAAATCATTTGTAGCAACATTGTTAACCGTATCGTTCATAACAATACCCCCATTATCTACCGAAGAAACTGTTAAATCTGTTCCACCGTTTTTAACGGTGGTTGCATTGAAAAAGGGGATGCTAGTCGCTTCTATTACTCTATCTTTAGGAATATCAAATTCAGGATTAATCGGGTTAAATGCCCAATCATATACTACATCTGTTAGCCTCATTAACCCAATTCTTTTTAGGTCTGATAAAACCTTGTCGCTACTAATAATAGAAGAATGTTTGTAATCATTATCTATGTTAGTAATTGTTGAAGAATCGCCAACAATTTCATTTTTGGTAGAACCCGTATTTGTTTTTCTAGGTGCAGAAATTGATAATAAACCATGTGCGTCTAAAAACTTATTTGCGTCTGCATCGGAAGCCTTTGCGACCATTAAACTATCTTTACGAGTTGATGAGTAGAGTAATCTATCTGAGTTGCAGAATAAAAATAGTCTTGCTGCTTTTGGGTCAATTTGATACAACTTATCCCTAATGTCATATGGGTTGTCATAGTTATTTATTTGATTACTTATTCTAACATCTGGTTGAGAGGACTGAATAACACAATTAGTATCAACAGAACTTGTGAACTCCCTATCTACATAAGATGAACCAATAATTGGTTTATACCCTCTAGTTGCTAAGGCATGATGATTGTTATTAGTTGTGCCTGTTTTACTATGGACTGTTAAACCCCCAGACAAATCGGGGTGTCCCTGCAATCCTTCTACATAATAATTTAGTAGGGGACTATCTCCATAATACGATTGCCTTCGTCCCTTATCTGTATCATTTTTCATAAGGTAAGTTTTATCTTGGCCCAACTTTCCTTTCTCAATGTTTTTAATTCTAATAATATCTGCGCCAAACTTTTGCTTAAGAGAAGTTTCAGTAGGGTTTTGGGTATAATAACTGGATAGGCTAAAATCAATGGGAAGATTATTAGGCCCAAGATAATTAACCATTTTTGACCCATGAAGATGCGCTCCGTTTGTAAATAAGAAACTGCGAGTCTTTTTTCCATCTCCCATCTGTAATGTATCTAATTGGGAATAAGTAATATCCCTATCTAAATACACTTCAACATTATACATTGGGCTATCGGAGGCAACTGTTCTACTTCCTAAAAATATACCAACAAATTGTCCATCTTTATATACACTAGTCCCAATAGATATGCTATAATCAAAGGTATTAGAATAGCAGTTAATCTTATTGCTTGTTCCTGCCGAAGAAGAAATAACCGCAAAAGTAGTAAAAGAATCGTCAGGAGTTGCTCTATTATCCTTCTCTCTTCCCAAAGTAAGGGGCATATAAGGAGCCAGTTTTACAGTTTTTATGTTATCCCCTTTTACTGAAAGAATAGTAAAGTCAATTAAAGTATTTACAATATCATCTGAAAAACCAGTAATATCTAAATTAAAATCTAAATCACTATCAAGGTTCTTCACTTTATCAATATTATAACCTGTTGCTTTTGCAGAAGCATCGTCCGAAGTCCCAACTAAAGTTTCCCCGTCTGCTAATGCATTGAAATTTCCTGTTAATTTAATCCCATCTCTAAAATGAAATCCTTTATCGCTAGTTCCTGTAAGTGTCGTAACACTTGCTACATCTTTATTTCCAGCAAGGGCTTTATTTAATACATAAAGTTTTGAGTTTTCTTTGAACACCGTTGTAGCCGAAGAAGCCCTAGTGTAAGGATAATCATATAACTCATACCCAGTCCCGCTTCCACTCTCCACTTGACCGATATAACCATGTTCGCACCATAAGTGTTCATTAACTGATAAGGAAACAGATGAAGTAAAAGTAATTGTTTTGTCGTCAAAATCCCAAGTAGCGGTCTGTCCCGTGGTAATTAAATCATTATATGGACTTTGGCTACTATAAATAATATCGCTAGTAAAAAGAGTGTTCTTATTAATAATCACATCAACTAGTTTTGCTAAGGAGTTTCTCGCCTTAATATCCATAAAAGTTTGGCCTTGGTCTAACCTTCTTTCTGTTTGGTCTATTGAACCGTAAAAGACCTCATAATATAAAACAAAGTTTCCCTGTATTCTCTCAAGACCACTTGTGCTATCTAGGATATTATTTCCAAAAGTAATTGAAAGAATACCGTAGTCGTCGTTAGTGTTGGTAATTAAAGAGCCAATATCACAATATTTTACTGGATAAGAAGGTGCTTGAACCAATCCCGACATACGGGATAATTTGCTCTCTTCAAAACTGGCGGAAGTAATATAAGTCCCGTCTAAGTGCGAGAGTCTTCTCCTATACACCTTATCGCCTTGTGTGAATGTGCTAAGTGAGGTTGTAGAGGTAAAAGCCGATTCTGTTTCTAAGCGACTATCTGCCTTCAAGGTAATTTCGTGGGTGCTGGACACCGAATCAATAATGCAGACTCTTGACCCAATTTTAACTTCCATGTTCGCAACGAAGAACAGGTTTGGCCTTTCTTTGAGTTGCGTCAAAGAGTAGGTTCTCGGAGAAGTGTGTAGGGTTTCAATTGTTCCAACCTCAACCCATTCTCTCAAATTATCTTCTTGTAGGCGTTGATAGGCAACGACCCTATCATCAACAAAAACTCTGTTAGAAAGATTTTTTGTAATGTCAATAAGAGAAAGTTCAGCAAACCCTGCTTTATCAAAAGAATCTTCAATTTCTGCTTCATAAACCAAGGGAATGTTATTGTTAATTTCGGGAGAGTCATTATAGTAAATGTATCTTGTATTCCCAGTAAAAACTTTTGTAGATACATCATCATTGGTGTCTCTTTTTGCATTAATAAAACAATCGTTATAATCTGTTAATGTAGTATATGTTCCAGATAAAACTGCGCTTTCGTTGCTTGTCCCATCATCGGGGTCGTCTAATTCTTTTAATTCATCCTTGAGAGTAATGCTATAATTAAAGCGACTATAATCAACAATTTTATTTCTGTAATCACTAACAGTAACAAATGTAGTGTTATCTCCACCCGTATTCAATAGAATAGAAGCATCCGTTGAAGTGTTTGCTAAGGTCTTTGTTCTAATAAAATATTTATCGTTGTGGTCTAACTCGCCAGCAGTATCAAGTTTATCATCGTAAAAATAGAAGTGAGGGCGAGCGCAAACTAACTTAGACACTTCCGTTTTAATTCCAGCAGTAATCGCAATTAAATTTGTGGTTGTTGATGGCCCTTTGAAAAGCATAAACTTAACATCTTTAGCAATTTCACTTCCGAGTCTTGGGCTAAAGTGAAACTTATCGCCGTCTTGGTCTGCGCCGACCCCAGTAATTTGAGTAATTTTAGCAAAATGATGCATATTTTCATCATCAGAATGAATGAGAACAAAGTAATCGTTTGTGCTTAAATCCACCGAAGCCAAGTCAATCCCGACATTGTTAAAGGAATCAAAACAACGAATAGAAAAACCATCAGTAGCGTGAAGATTGGAATACTCCGTAAGCAAATCTGCTCCGCTTGTGATTTCATCAAACCTTGCGGCGGCAGGTGTAGCGGCTCCACTACTTAACACTAAAGAAAAGATTCTATTTCCTGCACTCAAAACAGGATTAAAGGTAATCAAAGGATTAGTAGGGGTATCATAATTGTTGTTTGCAGGAGAGTTATAAGAAGTGATTAATCCACCAATTTCAACAGTCATAAGTCCACCTCCTCAAATCTCAAATAAAGTAGTGAAGTATCGTATGCAGGGAACAAAGAGTTAGTGTATGTAATTTCTGTTTTTTCAAAGTTTTCTATGGCTAACTCATGCAATTCTCCCATAAATTGCATATCAGTTGAAGCATCATTATTAGAAGAAGTGTTCTTACCTAAAATACAATCTGTTCGTGCAAAACTAAAGTCTGCGACTTCGCTATGCGTCCCAGTCAAAACCAATCTGCGATTGTAGAAAACCCTTACTGTTTTTCCTGCATCATTATATGACACGGCAATATGATGCATATTTTCGGCATACTTAGGTTCTTTGAAAGTAGGAATATACAACTCTGTTTCATCAGCAATTGCATCAACGCTACTTGAAAAAGTAAGAGTGCTAGCCCCAACGCCGCTTGAAGCAATTGTTCCAATAGAAGTAAAAGTAAAGCCATCCCGTGTATATACTTCTTGGCCATCAAAGAAAATATCTGTTAAGGCTCTTGAACCATGAACCTCCGTAGTATTAACAGAAAGAACACTTCCACTAGTATGAGCAGTAGTTAATCTAGCGACGCTATCATACACAATTTCTCCACGCTTATTAAACCCGCTTAAGTTATTCCTAACATGGGAATCTCCATAAGACCAGTTTTTGGGAGTTGAAGAAGAAATAACAATTGGGCTAGTAAAGGTTTCTTGAACAGAATTAAGAGTTAAATATACTTTAATTTTATACTCTGCTGGCTGGTTATTGTTTGTTGAAGTAGAATTAAGCAAAGTAATTCTAAAATTGTCGTTGTGAAAAATGCACATTTCATGGGAGTATCTGTCAGCAACGGACAGGTAGGTTTCGCTGATTTTGCCCGACCCACCTTGAGGCATGATAAGGTCATTCGTTTGTTGCGCCGTTCTGCCTCTAAGACCCGTTGCCCCTGTTCCGTTTATGTCGTAGGGTGTGAGGATTGCCTCAAAAGTGAACGAGCCTGAATGCGCCCATAACCCATGCGGAACATCATCGGTTGTGTCGCT